CACCTGTTGCTTGGTGCCAGGCGCTGAATCGCTCGCGTCATAATCGAAACTCAACATAACCTTGCCAGTCTGGCCATTAGTCGCATAAGCGCTGACCTGAGGGCGGTAGTAGAATTCGAGACCGAGGATCCGATACTTTTCAAACAACTTGGCCTCCAACGAGAGCCAAGGAAAAGTAGCAGCCTGACCGGGATTAAGAGGAAATTGTGTAGTCGCAAAGGTAACACTACCAGCGACATCAGCAATATACTCATCCTCCACTTCAACACGACTCTTCCGACCACGAGCAGAAGCTCCAGAAGGAAAGAACGTGGACAATTTGGGGTTCTTCGCCAATTTGAAGAACCTAGATAAGGGACCACTCGCTTCAGTACTCGTAGGTACCGTGGACTTAGGTCTAGCCATAATGGCATTTCGGGATTTACGGGGCATTGGTTAGGTATTGGATTCCGATAACCATATCGGGACTATTCATCTCCTTCCAACCAGCAGTGGTACAACCGTAGTTGCTCTGCGTGGGAGCGCCGTGTAGTCTCTCGGCATTCTGTTTAGCACGTAAATGTTTATGTCCCAAGGGACAACGTTTTGGGCTATTACAGAAGGAAACCCAATGAGCAGTTTAACGACTTGCTCGGGTCATATGCCGCCTAATTCCTGGAGCGATCGGCAATAAGGTAGAACTCATTAACGTTAACGGGAGGTTGTGGTTTCATTACCTTAACTGTTTTGTATTCAAAATAAGTCAAGGGACCATTTACCTTTCTTAAAACCCGTTCGTAAGAGAAATCAACCTGATTGCTCCGATCCTTATAAGGATAAATCGGTTCAATCGGAGGACACATGGCTGTCTTGATGACGAATTGCCGCGCTGTAAAATAATCAAGAATCCGACTGAGACTCATTGGTCTTAGACGGTATTGTTCTTTGAGGAAATTACGCGCATAATTGGTGGTGGAGTCGCCACGACTCATTGCTCCTGTTGCCCTAAAGGCATAGGCAATTCGTGCGACCCACTCATCGTCATCAAACAACTCCTCGTTTTGGTTGGGGACATAATCACCCACGACCATACGGGGCCGAAGAACAGCTCCGCAAAACTTACTCAAGGGTAACGAATACCCGGTCTTTGAGTAGAGTTGCAGAGTTGGATCGTGCACAAACTGGGCCGCCACTTTTCTTTGTTCCTTTGACAGCTTTTCAAGCCATCCAAAAGGTGCAAAAGAAGGGTCCAACCCAAATCCGCCCAAATGTGGGGGAAGGTACCAACATGGTCGAAAGTATCGGCCAAATAATTGGTTGTCAAAACGTTGCAAAGCCATTGGCACACAACACGATGACCAGGGTACCAACCGCACTAATCTGCTAAGATCTCTTGCTACTAGAAGGGGAGTCGAATCCGACTCACCACCCTTCAGGCAACGACCAGTGATGATCTTTTGGCTCAGGTATCCAACCCTGACCATAGATTCAACTCCACCGATCAACTTTCTGATGTATGTTTGAGAATTCATCATACAAAAGTTTTCAGAAAGATAATGTTTGCCGACCGAGATTTTAAATCCCGCATCACGGCAGCAAGGTAGAAAGTACTCATCGTGAAACGATTTGCTACACTTAAAAAGCATGTCGTCACCGTTGACCAATACATTTCTACACATGACCTTACCAATCTTCTTCCTGGTGTCAAACTCACGAGAACACTTGGAATCAAGAACCCACCTATCAATAGCTGTCCAATAAACCGATAGGTTAATTAGACATAGCATTGGGAATGAC